ACCGCGTTCTGCGATACCGCGAAGTATGCCTACACCTCCAACACCACCGGCAACACCAGCCGACATCTTATCATAATCAACATTACTCGCATAATAACGGTCGGTATGTGTATTGGGATTTTTATATTCATTAACGTTTGTCCCAGTATTTGGGCGAATAACTGGATAATTTGTGATAGGAATACTCATATTCGGAAGATACTTGGCGTTATTTGCATTTGGATTGCGGTAGCCTTCACTAAGTGCGGGAGGCTTCCGATTTGATGCGATATAAGCGGCTCCGAGACCTCCTAATATTAATGCGATTTCAGCCATTGTTATTTCTATGTTATTGGTATTATTATATATATTATTCTAATACATATAATATTCGAATACATATAATATTATGAAAACAAAGCGTTTGTTCCACTAAACTGACGAATATCACCGACATCCTGGATTCCGCCAGAGCTAGCAGTAGCGGAAAACCCTTTGCCTAAACCACGTTCATTATCACGACGCCCAGCTACCATCCCTTCTAATGCAGGATTACGATTTGATGGTTGCACCTCAAAATACGTATCGTCTGAAATACCGGGAACGGTTGTCTGAGGGACAAATCTGTCCTTTTCAATGATGCGAGTATTCAAGTTATTGAAAAATGGCATGAATACATTTTGTTGCGGGTCAAAATGAAGCATTTTCCAATTGTCTTGTTCAACATCACGCAGCATCCATGCAGGGTGTGTGGCACGTGACTGTTCTACTGAGCTCCCACCACGAGTCGGACAACGTATCATTTCATTTGTACGTGTAGCAACGGATGCACGTGCATCATGATGATAATTGTCGACCGAATCGCGATTCAGACGACGCGAAAGGCCGAACAATTCAGCTTCAACGTCTACAGAATTTGTCATAATATTTCCTGCCCAAAACTGTGCACGAACATATGGGTCCTCATAATAAAGCGGTTTGTCGCCTGGTCCGGGAACATTTAATTGATAACGCCCTACATCTGTGGATTGTTGAAGTTGTTTTTTGATACGGTCTGGGTCATCGTGAAATCGCGTAAATGACATTCTTGTAATCTATGGTATATAATTTGACGATATATAATTTGACGATATATAATTCGACGGTAGTTATATACTATGAGTAATAAAAATAAAACAAACCTAAAAACAATGCCTTCTCTTATGCAAGATACATACACATACACATACACATACACATACACATACACATACACACATAACAATATATGATTATCACCGAAATAGAATCTCATGGTAACAAAGATGATACCGCAATCCGTTCGTACCCAGATATACAAAAGAAACCGTCTAAATCTTATACGATATGCTTGAACATGATTGTAAAAAATGAATCGCATATTATTGCGAAAACACTCGATAATTTATGTAGTTATATCGATTTTGATGCATATTATATATCTGATACGGGGTCTACGGACAACACGATGGAGATTATTCGCGATTTTTTCAAAAATCGAAACATACCCGGCTCGATTGAACAAGTCGAATGGCGTGATTTCGGATTTAATCGTACACTCGCACTTCAAATGGCATTCAATAAAACTGATTATCTCTTTATTTTCGATGCAGATGATACGATTCATGGAGATTTTCAAATGCCGCATCATCTTACACACGATGCATATCAATTGAAACTAGGACAGTCATTTGTATATATGCGAACGCTCATCGTAAATAATCGTAAGAGATGGCGTTATGTCGGGGTTCTTCACGAGTATATTACGTGCGTGGATAAAGAAGAAAGTTCACACTCTATTCAAGGTAATTATTATGTCGAATCCGGACGTATTGGCAGTCGTAATCAAGACCCCAATAAATATGTAAAAGATGCGGTAGTATTAGAACGTGGATTCCAAGAAGAATCCGGAAATGGTATGAAAACCGGTACCTGTGACCGTGCACTCGCAGAGAGATACGCATTTTATTGTGCCCAAAGTTGGATGGATGCTGGACCAGCGTATATCGATAAGGCAATCGAATGGTATCTACGCGTTCTTTCGCAAAATAATTGGACCCAAGAAAAATATTATAGTGCTTATTGTCTAGGCAATTTATACGATAAGAAGGGTGATAAATACAATGCATTTAAATATTTCAGTAAGACCATGGAATATGACGAAGAACGAATTGAAGGCATTGCATCATTAATGGAAATTCTTCGTGCAGATGGAAATCATGTTATTGTTAATGCACTCTACCATAAATACAAAAATTACAACAAATATCCTGAGAATAAATTGTTTCTTTCTACAGATAAATATAACGACATCATTGAATATAATAATTCAATATCCGCATTTTATATTTCAGATAAACAAAGTGGGTACGAATGTTGTAAAACAATCCTTCGTCACAATATTATGGCATTTCATTATGTCGCGTCAACCTACAGTAATCTTGTATTTTATCGTAATTTTTTCGATGAGGATTCTTATCCAGAGATATTACGTTTATTTTATGTCGTCGACCACCATCTTTCTCTAGTGGCGTCCAAAAATGATAATTATAGTGACAATGATATTGACATATGGAATCGTCTTTTTTTGAAAGTGAGAGATTCGCTTGTCGCTCCCTGTGAATTACTATCAGCGTCCATCCCTCCGACCTCTCAGAAGGAACTCAATCACAATGACAATGACAATGACAATGACAATGACATTGAAGAATTTCGTTTATCCCGTTCACTCGATAAATTACCTTATTTGGATAGGAATATACCGGCAATACAAATGACATTAGAATCCCGAATGGCCATTGTAAAACGTAATCGAAAATCCCCGCGGGTGATAATTACATTTACAACATGCAAACGGTTCGATTTATTTCAACAAACTGTAAATTCGATTTTAAATATGTGGCATGATGTTCATTTGATTGATTACTGGTATTGTGTTGATGACAATTCGAGTGAAGATGACCGTGCGGGAATGAGGTCAAAATACCCGTGGATAGATTATTATATGAAAGGCCCACACGAAAAAGGACACCGTAGTAGTATGAAAATAATATGGAAGAAGTTGAATGAATTATATCCTCATCTTCATTATTGGATACACATGGAAGATGACTTTCTATTTCATACGCCAGGTAGTTATATCGATAAGGCAACGCAAATGATGACAGATGCCCGAAATTCGGGACATAATGTTCGTCAAATATTGTACAACCGTAACTACGGTGAAACGATTAAAGACTATAAAATCCAAGGACACCGTGTATTACGACGTCTAAAGCACGAGGTCGCACTTCATCAACATAAACATGTGGATGATAGTATCGGGTATAGTAACTGTCATTACTGGCCACACTACAGTTTCCGTCCTTCTTTAATTGACGTAGAAGCAATTCTGGCTGTCGGTGATTATGATACGCCAAATCAGTTTTTTGAAATGGATTATGCAAATAAATGGATACAACTTGGATTTGTATCTGGGTTTTACAATCAAATTACGAATCGCCATATTGGTCGTCTTACATCAGAGAGAAATGACAAAACACAGCCAAACGCATATGAACTTAATAATGAAAGTCAATTTACTGCACCTCTTGTAAATAACGTCGATACCCTTGGAAGTACATCGCTCTCAGGCCTCCCAACGACGACGGCGACGGCGACAACGACGGCGACAACGACAAACAACAATACGAATATAACAAACCAAAAAAGATATATTTCATCGATTACATTTGATGACGGTTTTGGTGCTCAGTTTCAGCGTTTTATTTGGACGTGTATATATGCAGAAGAATATGAAGATGCTACCTTTGTATATCAAACGCCTAAGAAAATCGCACATAACTATACCGGCGACCCCTCATTTATTTCGAAAATGGAAAAACTAATGAATATGCGGCCGAAATATTTGAATTATGATGATGCTATCAAACAAGGGTTACCAGTTATAATGCCCGATTTTTATGATGTATTCAATTATGTTGAAAAAAACATTGATGCGTGTGTAAAAAGTAAAAGCATGTCGCGAATCAAAGAGTATTATTGGCAGAATAAAAATCGTAATGATGAGAGATTACGCTTATATCATATCAATCCAGACTCTTCATTGCAATATACACATCATTTATCTGTACATATAAGACGCCCAAATTGTGACGATACTCGACCAAATGGTGGCCTTAGCTATACGAATGAATACTATATACATTCTCTTTTAACAATATATCAAAAATACATAACATATGACCCAAATAACAAAATACAATATCATATCTATTCACAGGGAAAACTAGAAAATTTTCAGGACATATGTAAACATCCAATTTTGGGGAAAGATGTTATGATGCATTTGGAAGATAATACAGAAGACACATTTATTGGAATGACTGCTGCTGATATACTTGTTACATCTGCAAGTTCATACAGTTATATTGCGGCATTTGTGTGTGATGGAGATATTTATTATACTGATTTTTGGCATAAACCATGTAGTTGGTGGAACAAGTTAGAACAAATCCCATGAAATCGTAACGAATAATTACACGAATATATTCTAATATAATAATAACGCACAATACGAACAGTACAATAAAGATAGATAGATGTATAGTGATTCTGATTCTTTAGCTCATCGTGACATTGCGATTGAAGATTTTCGGAAAAGTGAAAAACACTCAAAACGTAAAATTATAGAAAAAATGCTCGAGCTTCGACATAATATGAAATACAATAAGCATTTATTATCAGTGTACAAGAAGGCAAAGGCTTTATTTGACACGATGGTGGAAGAACATCGTGCTCAATTGTTCTATTTAGAGGAAATATATCGTCACATCAATACTATGATTCGCGACAATCTCTCGACAACGACAATGACAACAACTACGAATTCACGTAAAAACATGAAACAAAATGAGGTGTTATCAGAACTTATGAAGGATAAGAAACGTATTGGTATATTATTAAAAAAGATGCGTAATAGTTATGAAAAATTAACGAATGTAGATACGGTCATTGGCGTTACGATTGATAAAATGAACGAAATCACGTTTATGGATGACGATATTAACCTTGATGGTGAGATTGATGATGACGATTTTCGTCTTGATGAGTATAATAACGATGACGAGGACGAAGAGGACGATGATGATGACAATGACGAGGACGAAGAGAGCGATGACGATGACAATGACGAGGACGAAGAGAGCGAAGAGGACGACGAGGGCGAAGACGACGAGGGCGAAGACGAAGAGGACGAAGACGAAGACGAAGAAGACGAAGAAAACGAAGAAGACGAAGACGAAGAAGACGAAGAAAACGAAGAAGACGAAGACGTTGACGAAGAGGACGAAGAAGACGAAGACGTTGACGAAGAGGACGAAGAAGACGAGGATGCAATAGGTAAACGAACACGCACTCACTCAGATACTATGTCAGATACTGACTCAGAACCAGAAACCGATGACAGTATTATAATGATATATTAGTCTTTTCATATTCTCGTTTTAGAAGGTATGAATACATACGCGATGACCTCGCAAATCTACGTTGTCTTAGCCATCTTTTACACATCCTTTGAAATATACGTAGCCAAACTGTTTTATATATTGCAACCATCTCATCTCCTGGATGTAACATCAAGGTGTCTACAATTTCAATCGTCGCATTATAATATTTTGCGAGCAAAACATATGATTCGTATAAACCCATACATGTAAAATCAAATGTAAATAAACAAATATGATGACCCATTATCTCCGGGCTGCTCGTACTAGGATGAAATCCATGAATTTCTTGATTGAATCGCTGACATAGTCCGACCTCATAACGTGACATAGAATTGTACTATTCCATAAGCATATGTCACGTTATAGATAAATAATATTCAATTTACTAACGACGAATTTATTATATTCTTAAAATATATATTATCATTCATATATTTTAAATATGTCTTCTTTTATAAGCAGAATTTTCAATACTCCTTTTTTTCAGAATAGGTATGTATTATACGCAAGCTTAATACTTGTCTTGCTAGGTATCATACGCCATATATCAAACAGTAATATAAATGCAGTTGTTCTCATGGCATTAATCGGTCTTGTTACTTCTTACTTTAGTAAAAACATGATTATCGTTCTTTTGACCGCATTTTTTACTGTTTTTGTTCTTGAAATGATTGGTTCGAAAGGCGTTATGGAAGGGATGGAAAATAAGAAAAATGAAAAAAAGGAGGAAAAGGAAGATACTGAAAGTACAGACGATGCTGACAGTGAAAAGGAATCAAAAGAGAAGGAAGACGCCAAAAAGGGTGAAAAGAAGAGTACAAAGAGTGAAGACAAAAAAGAAGGGAATACTACATTAAATTCAAAAAATGAACCAAAGAAGAAGAATAAACAAGGTATGGCATCATTATCACCTGCAAGCTATGATGGAAACGACCACGATGGTGATAGTGAAAGTGCTCATTCTGCCAAAGAAGCGAATCGCATCGATTACGCGTCTACATTAGAACAAGCCTATGATAATATCGAGAATATTATCGGTGAAGATGGTGTGCGTGGACTAACTGACCAAACGAAATCACTCATGAATCAACAAAAGGAACTCATGAATAATATGAAAGAAATGGGACCATTATTAAAGTCTGCAGAAGGGTTTATGGAACAAATCACTGGAAATGGTGGTATTCGGGGAATTACTGAAATGTTGAAGGGGTTTGCAACACCCGCCGCGAAGAAAAATTAGCTGTAATATCTAACATTCGGTTTGCTATTTACTGTGTATGTATAGTAAACAAGCGGCTCGCCTATGTATAAACAATCAGTATACTGTAACGCTCTCTTCCAATAATCCCAATCTTCTTCGCATGGTTTGATATGTAATTTTCCGGTTTGTTTTACAATAGAATGGTGTATTACAACAGACGAATTCGCAATATGATTGTGCTTAGAAATAATTTCAAGATTGAATAATGTATTTTCATTATTGTTATGAATGGATTTCACATTAAAATCCAGTTTATCAAGACTTATGGATTGATGATTAATAATGTACATGTTTGTACTTGAAAACTTAATGTCATTTGCCCTCATTGCTTCTAGCTGTTTTTCGAGTTTAGTTTCAACAAAAAAATCATCATCATCCAGAAAAGCAATCCATTCTCCTTTTGCTTGGTCTAGACCATAATTTCGCGTCATTCCTTGGGCTGAGGATACATTATGTTTCACCCGCATATTTACTGGCAAATGAATTATAGTTGTTTTTTCATAATTTTCAAGCTCAGCAGAATAATATCTTCGGTCAGTAGAACAGTCATTGATAACGATAATTTCAACATTTTTGTATGTGTTTGCCAGTACACTTCGAATAGAATGATTTAGAAGCTCATATCGATTATATGTTGGTATAATGACGCTAACAAGCCCCGGCACAAAAGCGGGTAAGGATGGTTTAGTTTCTCCTTCTGTGGTCATTGTCATAAATAATTGTATTCCTTTTGTTTATATTACATTATAATATTTTACAACTGTGGTGAAAAATAAATAAATCCATATTATAATACGAAACGAATCCTGCGTTTAGCATTATATTATATTATTATGGTTCGTAAATGCCCCCCTGGAGTATTATGTTTTGAAAACATAACGCTGGTAATTATGTCAGTAATTGTAATTGTCATTGCGATTTATGCTCATTCCTATTTTTTTGGCCATGGTAATGGTCATGGTCATGGTCATGGTCATGGTCATGGTCATGGTCATGGTCATGGTCATGGTCATGGTATCGTTTTACATCCGTCCACTGACCCATTATCCAATTCATTGGATTTTGGAATCGGTGGTCCATCATCCAATCAGGATGTTTTATTAAACCCATATGTACCGCCTCTTCGCGATAATTCGGTTGGAGCAACACGTCCAATCTATGATATTCGAGGAGGTGTTGAAACTATCCATTATGGCGGAATGGATGGGGGCGGAGGAGTTCGCGTGAATGTCCCAACCCGTTCTGTAGATACAACGTATCGTCAAGTTGGAATTCTAACTCGAAGCGGCGGTGGTAACCGCAATACGCCGGCGGCTACATCGTCACAGGAAACAATACTTCCATTAATCGGTAGGCCTTTATTTACAAACCGCGATAAATGGCAATTTTATACACTGAGTGACAAAAATAATGCGATTAAATTACCAGTTATTGTAAATGGTAAGAGCGGAACAAATGAATATGGTTGTAATAATGTAAGTACAGGTGATATGGTATATGTAGAAGGGTATAATGATGCATTTCGCGTGACCGCATATGATAGTGCCTCTTTACGTTATTTACCGTTTTAACAATGTCGTTATTATAGCGGCTACCATGTCTGCGATTACATTCACATTCGTTGTTGACACATTACCGTTTGATGCAGTCGTTTGATTCTCGTCCATTGTTGAAGTGTTTGCCTCATTGGTTCCTTCTTGTGTGGAACCTTCTCCACCTTTTTCATTCATTGTTTCTGCAGAGTTCGGGGTCGACGCAGCGACGGTACTCTCAGCGTTACCATTAGCTGAAGATTTAGCCCCATCACTATTACTACCATCTGGTTTATCGGTACCATTATTATTACCTTTTTCTTTTACATCATTCTTTTTCGTGTCTCCTATTTTTGATAATTGGTTTACGAAACCGTTTACATTCGATGTACTATCAAGTGTATCTCTTTTTTTCGTAATAATTTTCCCGTCTTCTTCAAATGCTTGAATACGTGAAAGCTCGTATAATGACTGGGACGCATTATTAAACCGCAAACAATCCCCATTCGCTCCCCCCGGACCATGACCAAGTAAGTTCAACAATTTAAAGAATTCTTTTATAACATGGCGAGGGATGTCGCTCTTTTTCTCATCAAAGAATGTTTGTAACTGTGTAAACCCATACTTTCTCTCCGAACCATGTATGACATAAGAGAATCCAAACACACTCTCTTTAAAATCATCATATCCATCAGATTTTGCGAAATCAGAATTCTCTAGTAAAGCATTTATCATTTTGAATACGTCTAATGCAGACTTTTTAGATGGGTCCTTCTCATTTTCAAGGCTTAAACGTGCCTTCTCGAGAGATTTTTTAAGTGTTTGAATGGATGTGATTTTACAGCCTACCTTCAAATTAACAACATATGTATTTGATTCATCTACAACAACCTTGGTATCCGCATCGGTATTCTCTGATGAAGATTTTTGTGCATCTTTATTCAACTCATCTTGCGTCATAGGGGCAACCTGTAGTCTAAATTCGGAGGTATCTATCTGATTACGTTGGTCAAGTTTTGTCATCATTTTCATGCTATCAATCGACGCCGGCTTAACATCCGGTCCATTCCCCTTTATTTTGTATAACCGAGATGAATCTGTTAGGGACGGAATAGGTGTCGCATTTGGGTCCTCCTGCAATAAACGAACAGAAATAGCGGTATCTGTGGAATTAACCAATACTTGTCCCTTTTCGCCAGTATAAATAAAAAACCCAGATTGGTCATCTCCGAGTATGCTACCATTCGCAACACCTACTGTTTCTTTTTTTTCTATATACAATTTTCGCTTCTTTTCTGGTATTTTTTTGATGTCGGATGTAAAACGGCCATATAATATACGACGGAGGTCGAAAATGTTTGTATCATTTTTATTCAATGGTTTATCCCCAGATTTCGGTTCAATTTGAATATAATATGGAAGACCCTTTTCAATAAGAAATTGAACCAACTTATATACGTTTGAATCACTTTCACATTCATGTGCTTCCGTACCAATCGTGATATCGCCATTTATTTGAGGCCCTAATGATAATGGTTTTTTGCTACCACTTTTAGTAGACGACGTATCGCCTGCATCGCCTGCATCGCCTGCATCGCCTGATGCAGGTTGTTCTTCATTCGTTGATTCGGGTTCTACCGCTGCCGCTGCCACTGGTTCTGCTTCGGTTCCTGCCACTGGTGCTGCTTCGGGTCCTGCCGCCGCTGCCGCCACTGCCGCCGGTGCTGCTTTGGGTGATATCTCCGCAGAAGGTTCATTCGGTGGTGATGAAGGGTTCCCTGTGTGTTCATTGTTATTCTTATCCTTACTACGTTGTAATACGTTCGCAACCACGATTGCTGTAATCTCCGCTATTGCTTTAACATCATCTGGCGACAACTTTTTTTCTGTATTGCCACCCATCATTTGAGAGTACTTTTGATTGCGACGTTGCTGGCGTATACGTTTATACTCAGCTTTCAATTCATTCAATCTAGCTGGTGAAATATATTTTTTCAATGTCCGATTCACTACATTATGCAGTTTTGGCGAGTATTTTGTTATCACTCCCATCATATTTTGACGTCGACTTTGTCTAAATGTACTTCGTCGTGCCGACGATTTATACTGTTTTTTCCATTTTCGCACACTTTGATGTTCTTGTTTTCGTATCTTTATAATCTTATTTCGGGATAATTTCATGCTGTTCCATATACATAATTTATATATAATATTATATATAGAAATACACATAATCAGTGAACATATTCAATATTGAAATGGCATCAGGTGGAAGACAAAGTTCCAATCGAGATGCACCCGTGAATTTAACATCAGACAATATGCGTAAAGAAGACCGCCAATGTTCATCGACATGTAATTTTTCATATCAGTACAATACAAGCACATGTAATGTGTTTCACATGGGTTCACATTTACGTATTCCATATGATAGCGGTAGCGGTGGTCTATACCCTGCAAAATACAATGGTGTGGATTACAAAGTCGACCATATTCATATTCATCAACCATCGTTGCATCGTTATGACGGGGCTCTGGCAGATGCAGAAATACTCGCATATCATTCCAGTGCAGACGGTCGCAATTTAATTGTATCGATTCCGATAAATATCGGAAATGGAACTGGAAAGCAAAGTTCCGATATCATGAACACGATATTACAGAATTTGCCGAGTCGTTCCAGCAGTGGTGGAAAATATATATCCGATGTGAATAATTTCAATTTAGGCAACCTCATTCCAAAAGAAGGATTTTTCACATATGTAGGGCGTCATTTGTTGCCGCAACATACCGGCGTGTACAACTATATTGTCTATCATAAAAAGGACGCAATTCTCGTATTTCGTGATTCACTTGCAAGTTTGAATGACCCAAATCGCGACTCTTCTATTCACAAGACAGGACCGATAAGTGAAAATAAAATGCCGAAAAACATGTATTATTACAATAAACGAGGTGCGAATAACGCGAAGGGAAACGGGGAAATATATATCAAATGTAACCCCACCGGTGAAGATGGTACCATTTTATATCAACAATCCGCAAATAATGGTGAACTCGGTAGTTTGGCAGAACTAGACTTAAACAAATTTGGGTTAAATTGGGAAACGATTTTACAAAACGATATTTTTCGAACACTTATTGGAACATTAGTTGGGCTTGTGATTGCAGCCATTCTCTTCTACATGTTCCGATTTATTTTCAATCGCATAGGTAATCGTGTAAGTGCAGCCGGAGAAGTCACTGGACAAAGAGGTGGTCGTGGTCCTATAAATGACTTCGAGACGTATTGGTAAATACGTGTGGACCAGAATATTTTGATACATACATCATGAATGAATGTATCAAATAATGTATCAATATGGTTCAATAGACAATATTACCGAGGTATTGTTATTAGATAGGACCGGTATAATCTGGTTCCACCGCACCATGAAGTTCTCCAAGAACTGGCTGGAATGAACCGCCATCCGAGAGACCACTGTTGTCGTCATTGGGTGAAATAACCACTAGATTTTGAACAAGTTCCTCTTCGAGTGTCTGGACGGGAGCAGGGTTCATGGCAGTCATTATTTCTTGCTTCTTCGTTTCAGTGGGAGAAAACGTCTCAATCCCATATACTCCGGTCACACGACTAGCCCGTCGAATAAATTCATATGCGGCTAAAAAGCCTAAAATACCAACAACTGGATTCGTGCTGAGGAATAAAGTAATCGCGAGTATGACAACAATCACTTGTCCAGTAGTACTTTCCGCATATTCGGCAAGAGCAGGAGGAACCGACGGTGTAAAAACAATATACAAAATCAAAAGAACAAAAATCACCATTTCGTGTTGCTTTTCTTGACGCATTAATGTGCGAAAGGTATCCATTTAACTATATTCGTAAGGAGAATGTCTTATATATAAACGAGATAGAATGTTATTATTAGTATAGAATATATTATTCTAAAACTAATTCCACGTAGAATTGAAATCTCTCGACGGATACAATCCATAACTACAAATATTACGCCATGGCCATATCGACTCCTCCTGTATCCTATTACGGCACGCGTGGTTACACTCTTACAAAAGAATGTATGGAAGCAGAAGATTTAAAATTGTTGAGAGAAGAACTCACTGTTGGGGCATATGTTCCTAAAGCACCAGTACAACCACCTAAATTTCCGATTTATCGCGAATGTTCTAAAAAAATATATATTCCGCGGTTTTATGGAACAAAAATTTATGGTATGCCAGAAGAAACGCGTATCCCGCCAGGAACATCCGTCGCAGAATCTCTCGTGTTCTCTGGTGAAATGCGTGAATATCAGAACGTCATCGTTGAAAAATATATCCAACAAGTTACAAAACCCGAGAATATGGGAATGGGTGGCGGCGGCCTCCTTGACGTAGACCCAGGCAAAGGAAAAACGGTCATGGCTCTAAATATTATCTCTCGGCTTCGGATGAAAACACTTGTTATCGTCCATAAAAGCTTCCTTTTGAATCAGTGGATCGAGAGAATTCAACAGTTCTTACCTGCTGCCAGAGTTGGAATGATACAAGGGCAAATTGTAGATATTGACGATAAGGATATTGTTATCGGTATGCTTCAGTCACTTTCCATGAAGGAATACCCGAGAGATTTATTCGACACATTCGGTCTCTCTGTTTATGATGAATGCCATCATATGTCGGCAGAAGTATTTTGCCGCTGTATGATGAAAGTTGTCACGAAATATACATTGGGATTATCGGGAACAATGGTGCGGAAAGATGGACTTACAAAAGTATTCAAATATTTCTTAGGTGATGTAGTTCACAAAGAGAAAAACGACACAACCTCTCATGCGGTTGTTGTGAAGGGAATACAATATAAAGTAGATGATGCAGAATTCAACGAAACGGAGTATGACTATCGAGGCAATCCGAAATTCAGTACAATGATATCTAAAGTGTGTAATTATAATAGGCGAAGCGAATTCATATTGGATGTGCTAAAAAATGAACTCGAGACAAATCCAGACCAACAAGTCATGATATTAGCACATAATCGGTCTCTTCTAGAATATTTCCATGATGCAATAGAACACCGGAAAATCGCAACAGTGGGGTATTATGTGGGTGGGATGAAAGAGGCTGCTCTCAAACTCAGTGAAAGTAAGAAGGTAATTATTGCAACATATGCTATGGCGTCCGAAGGTTTGGACATTAAGACGCTTACCACGCTTATTATGGCCTCGCCAAAAACCGACGTGTGTCAGTCCGTTGGGCGAATTCTACGCGTAAAACACGCATCGCCGCTCGTTATTGATATTATAGACCCACAGGATGTATTTCGAAGCCAGTGGTTGAAACGACAGACATATTACATCAAACAAAAATATAAGATTATCATGACAGATACCGAAGGTTATTATAAAAACAACTGGACAGTGAAGTATCAGCCAGCAAGTGCCTCAATAAGAAAAAAGGATGGCTTGTTGACACATCAAACAGAGGAAGATAAGGAAGCTGCAGCATTTGCAGACGCAGATATCATTGAAATCGACGAAGAAACTGGAAATCTCTCGGTAACGACAGAAACAATTGCAAAATCAAAGATGAAATCAACCATTCCGAAAACAAATGGGAAATGCTTGATTCAGTTGGTAGAGTGAAAGCGGTCTCTATTGGACCGGATGACAACTATTATACGCTGTATAGGGTGCGGGATTGGCCAAAGCCGTGGTAGACGGCGTAACTTCGGTAGCAGGGCCTCCAATCGAATATGCGGCATTCGCAAAAGAAACAGTACCTCCTCTTTGACGATGACGAGTATGGTGTGTCTTTGATTTACTGCAGCGTTTATTGCAGCATTTATGCTTACATAAATGAGTATGCCGACGTACACCGCCAACACCGATAATAATATCACACTTACACTTCTTACATTTCGTTATATAACGACGGCGATGAGAAGATGCTACAGCCTTTTTACTACGACGCGATGATGCTGTTTTCTTTTTTCTAGACGCACCACCCGTGGCGATAGAGTTCATACCAACAGTTACTGGAGCATATGACCCACGTGCGTGAGCACTATCCGATTCAGAGACTCCAGGATGAAACGAATAAAACTGACTCGCACCACCACCACCTTGTACGAAGGCACGCCCGCCTTGACCTTGGTACATGTTGCCAGTTCCACCATTATGAGGAATATCTTTACTGGATAATGCGATGCCAGAATTGTGTTCAGCAAGAGGGTTTGAACGCAAATACATTATGATATACTCTATGTGTATATTATAATGATTTGAAATCACTACGACCGATAATTCTTGTTCGTGCGTCTGCGACAGAATGAACGCTTTGTTCCTCGAGCATACTTACAAGTTTGTTTCAACTTACGTTCACTGCATTTTTTTTGAGACTTTGAACGACATGGTGATGAATGCAATCGTTCTAAATACTTCTTAGTGTCTTTGATTACAAAAGGTTTAACCTTCTTCTTTTTTTGTCCGCTAATCGGAGCAGATGGCTGAAGATTCATATGATGGTCTTTCAGCATAATTTTACGCTTGGCACCTCCACCATTGAGTGGTTCTTCTTGCATTATCGAGTAATTCGCAATATATTCGCAATATATTCGCAATATATATATAGTAAATACTATTTATTTTGACACTGGTCAAACAAATCGCCAACAATCAACCTAAATTCAGTTTTATTTGACGTAGTTACATGCTGAATATTACGATGTAATTCATCTAGTTGTTCTATTCGCGTAATATGGTAACGTCCGTCTATCATAATAGATGGACATTGAATTGCATATTCTTTTTCGAATGGTTGTACTATATTTCTAAATAAGTAATCAATCGCAATTTTATAACAGTACATAGATGGAGGGATAGACCCTCTCTCCGTATTCGTGAAATTGCGAATATCAAACACGATTCCTTTACATATCTGTTTATGAGCCCATAAATTTTCAAACATTTTTCGAGTATCTTCTACACCATCATGTGAAATTGTAGTATATACCCACAATGGAGGCGAAACGCGACCACCTGAATGAGATGAAATTTCATTCGCATGTCGAATGATGTATTCATTTGTTCCAAATCGTGTAGACTCAATTGTTAACGCATTGTCATTTACCGCTTTTACCTCTTCCTGTGTATGACATAACATCGGAATACGATGTTGTCGCATAAGCGAAATCGTATGTTGCTGAGTCACATTTGATACAGCGTAACATGGCCGAATATTTGGTAAACGTCGTTTCCATTCCTGTAACATCGCATATGATGAAGATAACCACGATGCTCGAAAAATAGTATGAACTGATAATGACGATGAATAAACTGGAGGCTTCATGACCCGTTATATACTATATACTACCACTCGATTACGTTTATACTCATTTACAACGTCGATGATTTACATACCGTACTTCATGCTGCTTCACATGTTGTGCCGTTATTATGTCGTTTCTTGTAGTTATTTCAATTGGTACCCATTTACAAAATCGCTTATTGAAACGACATACCATATTATATTCCTTCGTAAGGGTAACATATTTGTCTGGTTCTATGTTTTCAAAATCAGCTTCATTTTCGCTTTCTTCCATCGTATCAAGTCGTTGATTTTCTGAAATATTACGAAATAAACGGTTCATCATAACACTCGTTTTAAAACTGGGTATAAGTGCAAAATTATGAAATTGAGGTTCGCGTGAACGACCAGAAATATCTGACATTACATATAATTCATATATGTCATTTTGTATATTCGGGCGAACGATGAATGTTGCTTGAATGTTGGTAAGCATTTCATCCGATGGAGGAATAAATAACTGTTTCGATGCCGAGGCCGATGCCGGAATCGTCGTATGTGGCGGAAGTGTCGTAGAAACAATCCCACGTGATGGTACACTTTGAGGTTGTAAATTTATACTAGCTACTGACGTCTTGGGAATGTTTGGAATGTTTGAAACGTCCTGAAGCATTCGTTGAAATACACGTGTATTCGTGATATAGCGATATTGTATCGCGAATGTTTCATATGGTAATTCATCTACAACACGCCTCGCATCTTGTTCGGTATTGCATAATACAGGTAAACCAAAAATAACACTGTTTTCTTTTGTATACGCGACTTGTCGAATATTATTGTGATAAAACAATTCTTCACATAACCGAATGTGTTCAAGTCCTGTAAGAGGTAGAACTGGATTACCTTTATACCAATAAATCGTATGAATAGAAAAATATTGAGCCTCTGATGAAGAAAGATTTCGAAACATAACACCACCAAATACAGTACCGTAGACCAGTGTGCGGTCAAAACAAGCATCTAAAATACGAACCCTGCCTGGATACCAGCCATTTTCTTGATGAAATTTGCGAATGAATGGTCGTTCGTCTCCACGTTCACGAACACGGTCACGGTCGCGGTCTTGACGGCGATTGGTACCATCGATTTCAATGAATGCAAAAACCCGATTACGTTTCCACTCTGTTGCCCAAGCAATACACCGTCTTCCTTTTGGAATGATAAAACATTTATAGTCATTGACGGAAGCTACAAATTGTGTGTCGTTCTTATGAATAGACACTTCATAAGAAAGTCTTGTAATCGGAAAGTTCGATAGTAGTATATCACTTTCACTGGTATTCATGATTCGCATGGTCATCTTCGATTGCGTCTCCGTGTAATTACGCAATTGATGCATTCGTATTCTGATAGTATTATTCGTGAGTTAGCTTTAACTCATTTCATAACTCGGTCGAAATGAGGATTCATTATTTGATTTTGATTTCAGCCCGATACCACGTAAAAATGCTTTCAGGTCAGTCTTCATATCGGTGATTTCTTTATTGGGCTTTGTTGATTTTTCACTATACCCATTTTTTGGTACAAGTCCAATTTCACTATCTGCCTCTGTCTCTGTGCCCATACCATTAAATCCATTTCCTGTTCCTAAACTTTGAGAAGTGTCGCGTCTTTCTATTTTATCGGATGGCGATACATGATTGTCTAAATTCTTATTAATTGTATCAAATAATGATTTATATTTTTGTTTTGGACAATGGATTAAATCTTTCACTTTGGGGGCAGTTAATGTTGTTTCAAAATAGACATATAAGTAATGGATAACTACAATTAAACTAATAGAAAAAAGAATATTTTGTATTAACCACAACATTACGAATAGTATATATTGTATTCATGTGTATATTACGAACATAATTTGAAGTGGTCTATAAACGATATAATATCGTCTTTACATGTTTTTGTAATGATGTCTCCATCCGGTTGTTTTGATTCAATGATACCGTTTTCAGTGGTGATATAAAAATCAAGCACTCGCGTTTCATTTTCGTTCATAATAAATACAAATGAATTCATCGATTTAGGATGTAATTTAACTACGACTTTCATGTGTCGTATCAAAATATGGTTAGATGACACATGAGACCCAGAACCAATAAAAGAATCCGATGGCGAATTCGTACTGTTTGTAGGTGTTAACTTATAATAGCTTTCGTCTACAAGTAAAGGAATAACATGTAGGGTTTGTTCTACTGCGTTCGCATGATTGGCTGCATTTTCATTCGGGTAATCTCTCGAAACATGTATTTCCGTAGTGGTTACAGCTCCGTCAATGGGTATGCGTTCGATAAGTGTGGTCGTTGACATATTCCGCATCTTCGTTCCATTTTCACGTCGAATTTCATATATAGCGTCTTCGCTAATAATCAAGTGTTCTTTTTTTTTATATACAAAATACTCTTCTGTTCCTTTGGGTCGAATACGACCCTTTTCAATGATTCCGTGTATTTTGGAATACATAGCATTCATATCGTCCAACGTTATATCTAGTAAAAATATACGGGGCTCTGTCTGCTGTCGTGTCTGTATTAAATGCGTTGTTGTTTGATTGCGATAAATTGTGCTAAGACCAGAAATCATTGTAGCCTGTCGTGCATTTTGATGTTTCTTTTGATTACGAACATGGTTTGTCCCAACTTGACAACTCGACATGTGATTCAATTATATAGATACATGAAGTATGTTTATATTCCCTATAATAAGATATCATGACCGCGGGATATACGTAGATAAACGATATAGAAACATCACAATAATATAACTATTCATAATGACACTCTCTATTATGGTGTTAGAAACGCAGCCATTGAAACAACAAGATAAAGCCACAAGTGGAGTGGTTTCGTCGTCCAAAAAAGATAAAAATACGGCAACATCCATTATCATTATTTCAAAAGGTGGTACATTAACAGAATGTCTGGTTGAACCAGAAGATGAAATTACATTAGAAAAACTTACAGTCATGTTATCAAAGAAATGCGGATATCGAAATCATGAAGGATTTAGTTGCTATCATACGTGGCGATACAAGAATAAGAAAAAATACACATTTAGTGTTGAAAATGAAGAGACCGTACCGAAATATATTTATGTCGATGTTTGGGGAAAGACCGATGGTCGTCCTGGTAATGAGAACAAATACGAAATGCCGCCTCCGATTGATGAACTCATATTTTACGGAAATGTTGCTCTGGTCGCACGTGCAGACAAGGAACATGCCATGCATTTAACTGTAGATATGTGGAATGTAATCTATGAAAAATTATTTGGCGGGTTCGAAGACCTTGCTGCAACCGCGAAAGATGATGAAAATGAAACGGACGAACTAGATGCAATTCCAGCACACCACAAAACAAGCAATGGCTACTTAAAGGATGGATTTGTTGTTGAAGATGATAGTGAAGACACTACGCCGCGCAAAAAACAAAAAAAGTCGAATACTGAGAGTGGTACGTCTAGAAAGGGACGTAGTAAAAAAAATAAGTCGGAGTCTACCGAAAGTGAGTTTATCACTGAAACCGAGACGGAATCCGGTACACCACCTTCCGATTCTCCTACGAATTCCGACGCAGACGCAGACGCAGACGCAGACGCAGACGCAGACGCTCTTCCCGATGTCGACGCGAGTGAAGAACCCATTAAAATTGTATCCAAACGTTCTTCGAAAGAGCCATCTTCCAGAACTACATCATCTACATCTGCCAAACCCAAAAGAACCAATACAAAAAAGTCTACAAATTCGAAAAAGGTGGCAGAAGAAACATCTCTAGTAGAAAGCGAGACGGAACTAAGCGAAGAAAACTATGTATGAAAAATTGAATAAAGAAATCTAATATAAGTTATACTACAAGAGAGGTTTTATAATGTCGGCAATAGAATCGATTGCGTATCCAGACCAATTTCGTGCAGAAATTCGAAAAAGGATTTCTTCATTATTACAAAAACATGATTCACACGCAAAGAGTGATGCGATTGAAACAATGTCAACGAATATCGAAAAGGGAATTTTCAATTGGGCGATTCAACACGCTTCAAAGAATAACATCGTAAAAAAGTGGTCAAATTCATTCTTTGTAACTTTATATATTGACCATCTTCGTTCCATATACATCAATTTGAAAAAGCCAGATGTGGCAAGTGCGATTATTTCCGGAAACATCAAATCGCAAGACATTGCGTTTATGACCCATCAAGAGATTTGTCCGGAGAAGTGGAAACAGCTGATTGAAGACAAAAAAATACGCGATAAGCAAAAATATGAACCAAACATCGAAGCATCTACCGATAATTTCACATGTAACAAGTGCAAATCAAAGAAGTGCACGTATTACCAACTTCAAACACGTTCCGCGGATGAACCCATGACAACATTTGTAACATGTTTAGAATGTGGAAAACGTTGGAAGTGTTGAAAATAATATATAGGTTTGTTATATAGTAATACATAACAGCCTATTCTACATATTTATAATGCCTTGTCAATTATTTTCATCGATTAGGCATTATTTTCAATGTTGTTTTACTCGAGAGTACCATGAAGCATCACAATATAAAAAAGATGACAATGAAATACCATCTCCATTATCAGACACGGGTCGTCGATTACAAACATCCTACTCGTTTGATGAGTTATCCAGTACAACCCCCAAAACCGCGTCATCGTCATCGTCATGGTCATTCTCATCCAATGATGATTTGGGAATGGGAATGGGAATGGGAATGGGTAGCGAACCTACACAACTTGATTTATCTCAGCGGATTCAATCACACAATCGTACATTATTTTTGCCTTATGCATGCCATACGTATTATATACAATAATTACAATATTTCTAAATCCTGAACACGCCAATATTCAGAACCGCCATTCGGTAAGGGGCGTCGAATAATAAATGGAGTTTTCTTTTGTTCGAGTTCTTTCACGGCAATCAAGTAACCATCAATCACCGTGGAATCGATTTTGATAAACGCAGGGGCTCCTTCATTGATTTGTTTTGCTCGCTGACCAAGAATCCGCGTCTTTTCATACTTCGTCATGATTGGTATCGTTCGATGTAAATCATCAATGATGACCCCTGCATTATTTCGAACTACACGTGCAAGTGTTTGAATTTCATCATAATTGTGTGATAACGACTCAGGGTGATAGGTATGGACAAAACTTTCACGGACGGTAGACTTGAGTTTCTGAAAATACTCGCTACTATCCTTGTCATCTTCAGAGTCATCGTCGTCATCACCGTCGTCGTCAAAATATATGCCATGAGGAACACCGAGTAATGTCATATCATCTTCTGGGTTCTTTTTACGACCAGATGATGTTACGCGTTTTTTTTTGTTTTTTTTTGCTGTGGATTCCTCTTCATCTGCTGCCTCTCCACCGCCATCATCCAGTCCGCCCCTGCCGTCGCCACCTCGCTCATCCGAGCTGCTATCAGCACCTTCTTCACCACGTTCACCTCCAGCATCCTCATCTTCACTCATATCTGATGTATCTGCTCCTGCTGAAGAATCATCTTCACTCTCACTAGCGTTTGATATGATATCATCTCCACTAGATTCAGCACCCGAATCTTCTTCTTGTAATGTAGGCTCTTCTTCGTTCTCTGAATCATCGGCATTGCGTCCTTGTTTTTTTGGCAAACTTGGAATATTACCACTTGACATGATAAAGTGTATATATATATGCTTAACACTTTATTATGTTTCAATTTATTGTTGTTCGGTATTCCATACTTTATCGCATTTCGCACATAAATACACATATTTGAGATTCGTGTCATCATATCGCACGTAGATAATTTCATTCTGTGACTTATGTTTCGCACCGGCTGCCTCCGCAGACTCTAGTATTTTATTACTTGGACATTCATCGTTTGGACAACGAATCGTATTAATTCGTGGTAGAGTCGGGTCAAACTTCGTGTATTTATTCACGACCTGAGAAAACGACTGTGGAGTCGTTGTATGCTTCACGTTTATCTTTGATACGCATATATTATCAGCAGCAATTGAATTGTCGATATGTCCGCAATTCCGACAGTAATACTGCAGTTCATTTTCTGGAGTAATACTGATATAATACATGTTGGAGCACGTAGAACAGAAATGCATGTTTTCCCCTTAAATTTCAATAACACACTAAGATGTATATTATATATTGTATATACATACATTTAATTTCAATTTAAGTTTCATTGATGTTATTATAATACTTACTGGGTTGCTTGTTGGGCTCCATCGGTATATTCCTTATCAACCAGTTCATAATGTAACATAATCGTGTCGTATGAAATATGAGTATGAATACCACCATATAGTCCAACGGATATAGACATGCGTTCCGGATATTGCCGTACACGTTCCATAAGAATCTCTCGAACACGCACTCTATTCTCTCGAAATCTCGTTTTCATAAACTCCTGAAACTCCGGAATAAGGACAGATTCAATTGGAACATGGGCCGACAAATCCGACAATAACGTTAAACACGCGAACTTATAATTATAATATTCAACCATACGATGATACGGAATAAAATCGCTATGACCTTCGCGAATACCTGGTTCATGAAGAAGTGGTTTTTTGTCCAACAATGATTGAAAGGTCATTAGCACTGACCGAATATTCTGACATCCCGACCATTGCTCACCACGCCATGTATTCACAATGGAAACGCACACCTTTTTATTTGCGTAAAAATTAGGATGAAATCGTATATTTCCAGTATTTGTGATAAAACTCACGACTGGTGGTGAATGTGGATAATTCGTAGGGAACTTAAAGAGAAAGAAATAGTACCCGCCAAAATAGAGTGAATCACTTGGACCTACTATACACGCATAACCTGTAAGTATATCCTTTTCGCTATGACGATAAATAATTCCGCATTCACCCAATGTTGTATCCGTTACTGCATCGCGAATATCACGAAGTAGGCGTGTGACTGTTTCTTTGGGAATCACTACTTTGGTGGTTTCTTCTGACATTGTGTTTTTAGAGTAACTACAATATTGTTTTTATGTATGTTATGTATTTTATGGTTCTTCGATTTGCAACGACGCGTCTCGGTCCTTTTCTATTGTTACACTCTTGGCTACTTTATGTATTACCTTAGCGATATTCCCGTCCGCATCCCCATCAGTGACAGCTTTCGATAACTTAAAGTATTTATCATTTTCTCGAGTATCACTATTCATACATCGCGGATTGGCTTTTGCCCATTCATTTAGTAGGGCCACGTTCTTCTGTTCTACGGCAAGAACCGCGTTTGTCATTTTCGCGTGGTCAGGGCCGTCACGCTCCCACTGGTTGTTATCTTTCACATATAAGGTCTCTCGTTTTACATCACTGCAATGAACCGGTCGCTTATACACATCCGTTTTCTTCAGGTTGTCTATCAATATGTTTGACATGCCCTCCACGTAACCTAGCCGTCCCAGATTTTCCAAATCAGTCAAATTAAGTTGAATGGAGTTCACGAAGTCTTTCATATTCATCGCATATTTACATTTCTCATTGAGGAATAGATTCATATTGAACGTGTTATTGTTATTGTTACTATTGGTAGTAATTATACTATTATTTATTGTAGAGTGTTCACTATTATGTGCAACACCGAAATGACTATGACTATATAATGATGATAGTGGTTGTTCGTTATTTTGCTTTGTAATTTCCATCATTTTATTTTGTAGTTGCGTACTAGTCATCATTATCAACAACATATCTTTCATACATTTTGTAGTATTGACAACTGTATTTTGAAAATCAGTCATACTTACCTTTATATTCTCATCTGTTGAAGTGGAATCGGGTAATTCGCTATTGTTTTTCATAGAATCACGACTACTACTAATTTGTTGAAGTAATCCAAGTAGTTTATCGTATTCGTCACGTCTTATTGTAGAGGGTTGATTGATTGGGATTTTAGAACATGTTTTCTTATGACGACTTAAACCCGCAGGATGAAGATAACTTTTTTTACAGTATTTACAAATATTACTCGTGGTATCCGTTATTACAGAGTCAGATGTATTATCTGCGGGACATGCGTGCCCTTGTAATAACTCCTCATTTTGTACCATGGTCTGATGTTTATGTGTCAAGAGATGTGTTTCATAGTTACTTTTATAACAGCATACAAAGTCGCAAATTGAACACTTATAACAACTATCATCATTTTTCTTGCTTTTTAAGGTTTCGCTCTTTTTACGATATAAATTGCAATCAGTGATATCCATAACGTTTTGTTGGTTACTTAACGAATCAAACTGCGTTGGTGTTTGTTTGTGTTGAGGCAGCGGTTCTATACTATTCAAATTTGCATTTAATAATACAAAGTATTCTTGTTCTTTCTTTCTCGCTTCATAAAGGTTAATACACTTGATACAATCAATTATTACAATGTGCCAATTATCCCATCCACCATTACTTCGTATTACTTGATATACCTTAGAATTATAGCTATCCGACTTACTGTTATTACACGCAATCTTATGAGCATATTTCCTCTGGACAAAGTTTGTTGTGTGTCCTACATAGACATCAGTAACGGATGTATCATTACACACAATTTTATAAAAAATAGTATTGGAGTAATCTATTGCTCTTTTGGGCATACTTTGTAACTGCTATAATGTTATATAATTATATATAATCCTATATAATTATATTGATTTGTGTTGTATGTCGTTCGTAAATCAAAGATTCCAACTTTATGTTTCATACCGCCTCTTCTGAAAAGTGTTTGATAGCATAATATTCGCAATAACAAAACAATGCTTTGCTTTCATGATTTTCAAAATTGAAACCTTTGTAAAGAACCGATATAACATATTTATACTTCTTCGATTTGCAATGACGTGTCTCTGTTCTTTTCAATCACCACATGTTTGGCGACTTTATGTATCACCCGATATTCCCGTCTTTCTTTCCATCGGTTGCTGTTACGGTTGCTGTGACGGTTGCTCTGACGGTTGCTGTGTTGGTGGATGTGAGATACTTGTAACTTGTGTCTTGATTAGTTCCATCATATGTGATTGAAATTGGCTATTTGTAGTCATCAACTGTAACATCATCTTCATTTGCATTTTTATTTCACGATTTTCATCAGTAAGGTGTTTAAGTTTTTTGTTTGTTATTTCTTCTTTCTTTTTTATTTTACGTATGATAACATTTTCGGTTTGGGAAATTTCATCTAGTGTTGTTTCATTATCTGAGTAAGTATCACTATCAACGTTATTGATTGTATGTTCATTGTTTTTACTACATATTGATTTATGTCGCCATAAGCCTGAATGGTATTTATATGATTTAGGACAGTATGAACATATATATCCTGTGTCGTGTTGGACAGGTAGAACTGAAAAATCAGGGTCTGTTATATCCAGAGAAGTATGAGTATTACTGTTTCGCTTATGTTTGGCTGTATCCAAATGTGTATTATAAATACTTTGTTTGGTGCATTTGAAGTTACACTTTTCACAATAGAAACGGAAACTCGTTATATTTGTAACATTTTTTTTGTTAATTAACGTAGAATACGTTGGCTTCATTCGGTGTTGAGGCAACGGTTCTATACTATTCAACGTTGCATTTAATAATACAAAGTATTCTTGTTCTTTCTTTCTCGCTTCATAATGGTCATAACACTTGATACAATCAACTATTACAATTTTCCAGTTATTCCATCCGCCGTTATTTCGTATTACTTGATATACCTTACAATTATGATTGACTGAATTACTATTATTACATGCTATCTTATGAGCATATTTTCTTTGGACAAAGTTTGTTGTGTGTCCTACATAGACATCAGTGACGGTTGGGTCATTACACACAATTTTATAAATAATAGTATTGGAATAGTTGATATCTCTTTTCGGCATACTTTGTAAATGCTACAATCTTATAGAATCTTATAGAATCTTATAGAATCTTATAGAATCTTATTTATATACTTTCGGTTTACATAAATGTCCGTTTTTAACCCTCAATTTCAAACGCCTCCGCCGACCCTCGAAAATTATCAGTCACAGGTTTTTAATGGCAAAAATGCGTTTTGAGAGCATAATGGTGACAAATACAAAAATCGATGTTTTGCATTTCATATTTTAAAACTCCCACGCACAAAGGCCAAAATGGACATTTTTGGCGGACAAAAAAATGTCCAAAAATATAGGGTAAAAAATGGTAATTATTTGTTATGGATTTTTCTGTTTTCAACGGAATATTTTCGGCAGTTTTATCTTTGAAACATGAATATCTGACCGGTTGGAATTGAAACTTTTGAAATGAACCAATTTCGAACGGAATATTTTCGGCGAAAAAGGAAGAATTACGTATTCACTTCTATAAAATTGAAAAGAACTTATAGTAAAAATTATATATACAGAACTAGAACTATGGCTTCTAACGATACTACCAAACATCAAACCGATATAATAGAAAAACCGTTCCTGAAATGGGTTGGTGGAAAAACGCAAATCATCCACGAAATCATCGAACGTTTCCCGATAACGATGAATAACTATCATGAACCATTCTTAGGAGGAGGTAGCGTTCTTTTGGCTCTTCTTTCGAAGAAATGTAAAGGAAAAATTATAATAACCGGCAAAATATACGCAAGTGATTTGAACTCAAATTTAATTGGTCTCTATCGAAATATTCAATCTAATCCCGTTGCACTCATCGCCGAAGTAAAGACATTAATAGAAGAATATGCAACATGTGAAAAAGAAAACCAACAAATCAATCGAAATGCATCTACACTAGAACAAGCAAAAACGTCACCGGAATCATACTATTTTTGGATTCGGCATAGATTCAATGTTATCCCTCCGACAGAACGACAATCCATCCAAGCATCTGCAATGCTTTTATTTATGAATAAAACATGCTTTCGGGGAGTATACCGTGAAGGACCACGAGGTTTCAACGTTCCATTTGGGAACTATAAAAATCCATCGATTATGGACGAAGAACACATCATGCGTATTTCCGAACTCATCAAAGACGTCATATTTATAGACTGTCCATTTTCCGAAGCATTCGCACGAGTTCAGACCAGCGACTTCATGTATCTTGACCCGCCTTATGCTCCAGAAAACAGCACATCGTTTGTATCTTATACGTCAGACGGATTTGGTCTCGATAATCACAACACACTATTTACTCTATGTTCAGAATTGAAGAATAAAAAGGTAAATATGCTTATGAGTAATGCGGATGTATCGCTTGTAAAGACCGCATTTCCAGAACCGTTATATACTATCAAAGTCATCAGTTGTCGTCGTTCGATTCATTCGAAAGAACCCGAATCTCGTGCAAACGAGGTTCTCATTACGAACTAATATGGTCAGCTGGTTGAGGAACCAGCGAACTGAGAATATCGGTTGCACCAACATATTCAACTCCGATTCCGCGGAAAAAATCCAATATTTTCTTTTTTTTCACGGTTGATTTTTCGCCTGGAAGGTTACCATAACTCTCTCGACATACTTTTTCTGCACCTCCAATACAAACAATCTTCAGTGGCTTACCATACAATTCCGGCACATCGGCATATTTGAAAGGCGAACCAAGAATTTTTTCTCCGGCAGTTCCAGATGTATAAAATGTTTGTGCTTTCGCTTCCAATATAGCATCATCAAGTTCAGCGTCTGGTTGATAATGATGTTTGTTTACAGGTTTTGTAACACTCTTCCCAAGTAAACAGAACAGTTCTTCACATATATGCTCCCCAAACTTGTTTGTCCACTGTTTATCCAACTTCAAATCTGGACGGCGAATCTTCAGCATTTCCTGACCCCATTTGTCTTCAAGCACTTTGTATACTTTTTCATCCGAAGTCTTGTTCTTTTTTTCAATCTCTGGCAGAAATGAAAGGTCTCCAAATAACCACTGAATAACTTCTTTTTTTCGAAGAAGGACGATAGAAGTGTTCAAATTCGATGCAATCATTACGCAAACATTCTCAATCAATTGACGCATTTCCGTAGTTTACTTGTATAATCCATATTATTTTCTTTAAGTTGTTCAATTTTTATTGAGCGAACCCGACGTTTTTGTGACGATAACCCTAGCAATCACGACAATTCATAATTAAAATATGGTTACCATTATGCTCATAATATTTTACCCATGACGATATATCGTCACAAAATGAAAAATCCGAACTCAAAAAAAAAATCTACGGGCAAAAACTTTTTTTTTACAAAAGTCCCGTGCCAAGAAAAACGAAAATAAAGTATCCCCTTTTTTTGCCAATATTTTAGAATAGAAAATCCAAGGTGCCATTTTTGGGGGATCAGATTTAGAGATAAAACCTTTGGAATATATAAACCGGAGGTTTTACAATTTTCAATTCATAATTCAAGACAAAATTGAAGTTTGAACCTACCATTTCAGAAATTTACATCATAGACAGACTTGAACTGCGTGAATGACGACGACTACAGTAAATAATGGAGGTGCTAACGCACCGACGCCCGGGGTGACAAATCCTACAATACCCGACCCGATGGCCGCATCATACCAGTCTCTTTGTACAGGTATGACGTATGAACAGTTCATGAAGCATCACGTGTCAAAACCGGGAGAAGCGTATACGCATACACGGATTGGCGACAAAGCATTAAATGTTCATGGTGGGGTTTATACGATACCACCGGCAATATTGCCGGTATTCTGGAAGAAATATTATACTCATGTTTTCGAAAATGGGAAACAAGAGTTCTTGACGGAAAAGCAGAATCCAGAAAGAGGAGTCATTACGGTGGATTTCGATTTCCGGTATGAAACAAGTATCACAAAACGCCAGCATTCGAAAGAACATGTTTTGGACATGATACAAACATATATTCAAACACTTGAAAAGCTAGTTGAAATTCCGGATGACGCGCAAATTCCGATTTATATCTTCGAAAAGAGTGATGTAAATCAATTGGATGACGTGACCAAAGATGGAATTCATATGATAATTGGTGCGATTGTAGAACGCCCGATTCAGAGAATGTTGCGAGCCCGAATGTTGAAAGAGCTCCCAGAGATTTGGACAGACTTACCGGTGACAAATACATGGAATGATATACTAGATGAAGGAATCTCACGCGGTCATACCAACTGGCAGTTGTATGGTTCACGAAAACCAGGTCATAAAGCTTATATGTTGAAATACCATTTTATAATGATGCATGACCCGGACGACGATGAACATGCCTGGATGTGTCAAGAAGAAAAGACAAGTAAGTTTAATGTAAAGGAGAATTTCGCAAAACTTTCGGTACAGACTGCCGCAAATGGTGCTCCGGGTTCGATTGATAATGGATATCCGTCATTCCCTTTATTGTCAAGCAATGCAGCACTTAAAGCAGAGTATGATGCGATTTTAAACCAGCAACGCGGGGCGAGCGGTGGACGAAATGGTGCAAATGGTGGGGGTGCTGATGGAGGTAAGCGTATTCGCTTGGTCATTACTGGAGGTACAGGTATCACCGGTTCCGCTGCCGGAGCTGGTGGTGCGGACGCACTCGTAGCACACAATGGGACTATTATGATGGACAAGATAACCACGCATTCAGAACTCACGATGGCTGTTGAAATCATGTTGAACATGCTCGAACCAAAAGAATACGAAATACGCGAAACGCATTATTACACAATGGCTCTTCCATCACAATATTACGACCCGTATGATAAGTGGTTGCGTGTGGGTCTTGCACTCCACAATACGAGTGATAAACTATTCCTTACATGGATGCTTTTCAGTGCAAAGTCAGCAAAGTTCGCATTTACCGATATTATGAAGCATTACGACACCTGGTGCGGGTTTCCATACAGCCCGGATGGGCTGACACGTAGGTCAATTATGTATTGGGCGAAGAATGATTGTCTCGAAGAATATACGCGGATACGTAATGAAACCATTGATAACTTCATTCATCAAACCATTTGTAATGAGACGACCAACGACGCATCAACAGATGTAGATTTGGCAACGGTTTTATATACGATTTTCAAAGATAGATTTGTTTGTGTAAGTGTAAAAGACAATCAGTGGTATGAGTTCGACAAGAATCGATGGGTGGAATGCGACCAAGGTAACTCGCTTCGTGCTCTTATTTCAAAAGACATGCACGACATTTATACGAAAAAACACCGTGAAATTATGGATATGACGTCTGGACTTGACCCTACTTCTGACCAATATACTTCAGCACGCAAACGTTCACGTCGTATCGTGGATATTTGCACAAAATTAAAGACGACAAGTTTCAAGAATAATATTATGCGTGAAGTGCGCGAGCAATTTTACGATAAGGATTTTGAAGATAAAATAGATACACGCCCGGAACTGCTATGTTTCAAGAATGGCGTCATTGATTTCAAAGCAAAGACGTTTCGACGTGGTCAACCCGACGACAACCTTTCAAAGACTACAAAAATCGATTATATACCACTGGACACAGAACGGCATCGTGTGCTTATTGATGAAATCAATGAATTTATGGCACAGTTATTCCCGGAAGAAGAACTCCGAACGTACATGTGGGAACATCTGGCATCGACACTCATCGGAACAAACCGCGAACAAACATTCAATATTTATATCGGCGGTGGTAGTAACGGTAAATCCAAACTCATCGAATTGATGTCAGCATGTCTAGGTGAGTACAAGGCGGTTCTCCCAATCACAGCGGTAACACAAAAACGTGCGATGATTGGCGGTGCTTCGCCAGAACTGGCGGTTCTGAAAGGTGTACGATATGCAGTGATGCAGGAACCAACGAAAGGCGACCGAATCAATGAAGGTATTCTGAAAGAAATAACAGGTGGAGATGACATGACTGCCCGTGCACTGTTCAAAAATACGATTACCTTTGTCCCGCAATTTAAGCTTGTTGTTTGTACGAATGTTCTCTTCGATATCAAAAGTAACGATGACGGAACATGGCGTCGCATTCGCCTTTGTCCGTATAAATCGAAATTCTGTGAGGACCCGAGAAGTGATGACCCGGAGGAACCGTATCAATTCCTTATTGACAAGAATCTGGACGTGAAAATCAAAACGTGGGTAAATGTATTCATGGCGATGCTCGTCAAGAAGGCATTTGAAACGGATGGAAAAGTGCGAACATGTGCTGCGGTCACTGCCAGTAGCAATAAATATCGTAATACACAAGATTATTTATCGGAGTTCTTGCGTGACAAGATTCGTGTAGCCGACGAAGATACATATATCAAGAAAACCGAGGTCTATGAAGAGTTCAAAAAATGGTATGTTGTTCAACATGGTAAGAATATTCCGAAAGGAAATGAATTATATGACTATATGACAAAGAAATTCGGAAAACTCACAACAAAAGGTTGGCGTAAATGTCGCATTCTATATGAAGATGACTTTGTTGAAGAAGACGAAGAACATGAAAATGCATAAACGATGGATGACACCCTTGAAAAGGGCAGTGTGGGATGGGTGTGGGGGTGGGGCGGAGGGCGGAGGGCGGAGGGCGTGAGGTCACCCCCAGTCTATCCCCCTCCTACCCACACCCCACTCCTGACAATATGACAATCCGACAATCATCACCATATACCATATACCCGACGTCAACACCGCGGCAGTGTCCGAACCCGCCTTGAGTTGTGATGTTTCATTCGGTTGAATTCCAAAACCGCACATTTTTTAATCCGAGGAGTTCTGCTATATTGGTTATTCCATCAAATATCCACAATACGACGGATAGAATGTATTTTGGATAAATACCCAGTAAAATAACTATAATTATGTTGCGTTTATCATATGACCCGCCTGAAGAAAAAAAGTCGCGTAAGGACATCAATACAAAAATTGTAAACACAGCATAGTAGAGAAATATCACCAAATCTTCATAAAAAGAGAGACTATTGTATTCATCATAGTCATATAATGCGTTTTGTTTATGTAAATCGATACTTCTTTTTTGATTTTCAAGTAAGGCCTTTGTATCCTCCGGAGATAAATAGTTTTGATTTCCACGATAAGCACTTTTTAGAGCAATGTTATAATATATATTCAACAATCGGTCAGACCGGTCAAACTCGTGATTTATCGTTTTAATATACTTATCTTTTTCTTTATTTGCATTGATACATCGATTTTTAGCGGTTACGTCTGTTTTATATGCTTCTTCGCAATCAATATAATAATCACTCCATGGAAGAATAGTCGTCGATTTATTTTCTTGTGTATTACGATTTGAATCATCATATAATGGAAGCCGTGCATTACCTTTTGACGCGTCGAAATTACCATCTTGATAGTTATTTCCATTATAAAAGTCAAATCCTTCTTTCAGTGGATTGGTTCCCGTAAATCCTTCGACATTCGTGTCTTCTTCCGCATCTCGCTTAACCTGAAATCTCTCGCGCGTAGTTGAGAAGGTCACTGGATATTCCTCTGCTGCTTTTCTATTTTGACGAACACGTCGGTCAACTTCAATGTATTTATTTGCTTTTTCAAGTAACTCACTACTACTTTTATTGCATGTTTCACGCGTAGTTTTCCAATCTTTATGTGATTTATTAATTTCATGGTCTTGTGCATGTCCTTTCACTAACGCAGTATATTTTACGCTTGTTTCCTTGACATCATTATCGCACTTACGGTCAATATTTCGGGCATGAACCCATTCCGCATGAGCGAGACTTAATTCATAGTTATCTTTTTCTGGTCCAGTAAACCCACCTTGTGATATGATTTGCCGGACCTTTATTAGATTATTTTCGGAATCTCGTAATACTTCATCTAATGATTTATCATTTCCTGACCCTCCTCCTCGATTACTTAATGTAGTGGCTGCTCCATCTGTGCTCACTGTTTTTTTCATCATTGCTTCACCTGATTTTGCTTGTTCTAAAAGTTCAGGTTTAATCCCATCAGCATCATTAAAATCGATACCCATGTATTATAATATAACTACTATATTTGTTAGATTATAATTAAGATGATATTCCAGTTATATTGATTCCAACATCATTAATGTCTTTGGTAGTTTTCACCTTAAGTTGTTTCGACATAGAATATGCGCTGGAAGATATACTTAAACCACTGATAGTAATAGTTGTACTTCCGTTTGCGGCGATATTATTCGTAATTTTGGTCAATTCAAATGAACCTGAAAGACTCGGTGACCCACTGTAATCAGATTGACTAACACTACCAAGTTGTGGACTACCAGAAAACACCCCCATTGGTAATGTAATGATTACCTTTTCATTCGTCGCTACTCCGGCTGGAGTTGTCAAATTAATCGTAAGTGTTGAAGTTGTCGGTGCCCAAACTGCTGTTCCACTTACTCGTCCTCCTGCACCAGGAATACATTTCTTCACACTTTCATCCCATGAGGTTCCAATATCGCAGCAACCGGGTCCATAACATGGTGCCATTCCCATTCCCATCTCTGAGAGATTTGCAGGGTCGCTATTTTGCTGAAGAAGTTGCTTACGATTGAATTCATCTTCGTTAAAATTCCAGTCATATTTATCGAAATCATGGTCATTCCGCCGCATAATATCAAAAACTTGCTTGCCAACAACGATACCCCCCATCGTAAGGACAAAGATAACGCCTAAAGTGCTAATTGAGGAAGGTATAAGGTCTTTGTTACGTAATACAGCCAGAATAATCAAAGCAATGGATACAAATATAATGTTCTTCATGACTTCTGTATTGGCTTCATAATTCTTGGTGTAATATGTATTGATTTGTGCCATCCGACGTTTATTCGAATTATCTTCTTTCAATGCATTCGCATTAGACGCAGCACGTTCCTTTTCTGATTTAATAAAATCCATCGCTGTACGTTGGGCTTCATACAATGCATCCGAATCAAACACTTGTCCTGCTTCCTTCACTGTTCCGTAGGTGGATGCCAATAACGTCACTAGTGCAGAACGAGCCTTCAACAGGTTTGTTCTTTCTGCGTCTGTTAATGCGGTACCTGCTTCTGAAAGTCGCGTGTTGATACTAGATATTGCAGACTGGATTTCTGCCGTTGTTCCTTGATATGGACTCGAATATTGATTTGATGCAGATGACTCTGATGGTAAGATTCTAAAGTCTCTCGATTGAGCAGATTCACCATTATTAGGAGTAATCGTAAAACGAAGCGTACTTAAGGTACTCCCAGGGAATATAGTAACATTTCGTACTGTGATTTTAATTTTTGAACGTGCATTGATTGTGCTGGTTGGTGTAAATGTAATCGGGGTTCCGGAACCGGATGCATTGATTGTTGCCGATGTAGAGCCACTTACAACAGAAGCACTGTAATCATTACTATTTGTACTCGTAGTTACGTCATTCGCTGCATTACCACTCCATGAGAGTTGTATGTTTTGTGAAGTATTCAAGTTATTATCCAACGTAACGTACAAGTAAAGTTCCGCGGATACGTTAGAACCACCTGTAGCATTTCGCCTCAATTGCGTACTTGTCTCTGTAGTAACGAGCATCCCCTCAATATATCCCCGACGAAAAAGATAATCTTTGAATAATTTCCCTGCACATAAAACGACAATTGCAAATAATGCAACCAAGATTTGATTTTTTTCACTTAATTGATATATCATTTTATAATGAGTAGTTACAATCCATAAATATTCATTATATTATTATTTCTATCTACGTTTCGCCTTCAATGATGATGCGTTGCGTCCGCCTGTAGTAGGTGCCGCTGCCGGTGCGGGTGAGGTGGCAGCACCAATCGATGATGTCGCAGAAGACGTAGCACTGCCGATTTTATCAATTGTATCTGAGGCCGTTTCTTTTGCTTTATCAACTAAATTTGTCGCACCTTGAACTGCCCCAGCCGCAGCATCACTCGCAGAATTAACTAAATTATCTGCACCTTCTGTAATTCCCGTTGCAAGATTCGTTCCAGCTTCACGAATTTGTTCGCCGGCTGAATTTAAAGCAGTCTTCGCCTCTTGCGTTTTGTCCGGAATATCATCCAATTTCAAGCCTTTAATACCAAACCATCCGAGAATTGTCGCTAAAAGTCCACCATTGCTGTCAGTATCCGCCGATGTATCTACGTCGTCTTGTCCGAACATTTCTTTCAACTTCAAAAGTGCCAATACTGTCATTATCGCTAAAATACTCCAAAGAATGAATTTATAAGATTCCGATATCAGGTTCTTGTTACTTTCTTCTGTCATTGCATTCAGTCGTTCACGTTGATACTTGGCATTCGCGATTTTCTTTAAATTCTCCTGAACACCTTTCATCGTCTGTCCATACGTAGACGAATGTTGCGGGTCATCACTGTAAAAATTACTATTTCTTTGTTCTACAGTCATTCCTTCTGTGAAATTTTCTCTTGTAGTCGACGTTGCACCCGGAATGGCAGTCTGTTCACGATATTCTGCTGTTTTCTCTTGAGTATTATTA